CACCGCCCCGAGCGCCCCGTTCACGATGTTCCGGAAGGTCTCCGACTTCTTGTACGCGTAGATGAGCCCCCCGACGAGCAGGGTGAGCCCGGTAATTATGAGCCCGATCGGGTTAGCCCGCATCGCCGCGTTCAGCGCCCATTGCCCCGCGGTGAGCACCTTCTGTGCGGCCGCGGTCGCGAGCGCTGCACCCTTCGCCGCGACGTTCGCCGCGGTCTGCCGGACCGTGCTCGCCGCGCTCGAGATAGTTGCCTTGTTCAGATTGCTGACCGCCGGAATCAGGAACGAGGCCAGACCGCCGGCGAGGTCGGCCGCGCCCTGCCCAACGGTGACGAATCCCTCGAACAGGTTGCCCTTCATGATCTGCGCAGTACCGGCCCCGATATCCGCCGTACCGGTCAGCACGTCCGCGAACCCCTGAGCCTTGCCCTCCGCGCCGTCCGCCGCCTCTCCGGCCCGGTTGAACCCGGTCTCGGAGTCCTCCGCGATCCGCGTGCTCGAGGCACCTACGTCGTCGCTCATCTTGCGCGCCGACGACCCCACCGAGTCGAACGCCTTCTCGAGCTGTGTCGCATCACCCGCGAGGGTGAGGGTCACCTGTGGCTTTCCCACGTTCAGTCCACCTCCACGCCGGCGGACCGAGCCGCCTCCAGTAGTGCCGCCTCTAGGTTGACAGCGAGCTCGTCACGATGCTTGAAGTACGACGCATAGATGTAGCGCCCGTCCTTCCTGAACGGCCGGTTACCGGCCCGCGGAGCCGTGCCGCCGTAGTCAAGCCACGGGTAGTACGGCACCCGCTTTGATCCGCCGGTGATCCGGAACGCTTTCTGTGTGGACTGAGCACGAACGGACGCTCGCGCCTTGCCCGACTTGGTCGGGATCCCGGCGCGAGCGTCCGTGATGATCGTCTGTCCGGACTGGTTGAACGCGACCCGCAGCACCTTCGGGAGCTGGTTGTCGATCTGCTTGAGTCCCCGTACGAACTCGTTGAGCCCCTCGATCCGGATCGCGTCCGCCACGTCAGCCTCCCCGCTTGAGCCTCTCGAGCTCCGCCTCCTGCGCGATGCGCGCGTAGTACATGTTCCACCGGAGGAACTCAGCGTGGCTCATAGAGCGCCGCAGCTCGCCCACGGTGCGCCCCAGCTTCACCGCGAGGTAGTGCTCGAACTCGAGCTCGGTGCTCTCACTGAGCGCTAGGTACGCCGCTTTTCTGCGCACCCTGCTCGAGGCCACTGATCCGCGAGATGGTCATCGTGACCTGCTCGAGGTCGCCGCCGGCCTTCTCGACCTTTTGCCACTGCTCCACCTCGCCCGGCGTCATGGTCGGGCTGACGAGCCCGAGCGCGACCATATGCGCCTCGAACTGTGCGAACGTCAGCTTGGAGCGCCGGCGCGCGTCCTGTAGCCCGAGCACCTCCGAACGGGACAGCGCCCGGACCACGACGACGCCGGCGTAGGTCTTGACCTCCTCCGTCTCGTCGCCGCGGTTCGGGTCGCCCGCGAGGAGCGCGTTCTTCAGATCCACATCACCCATCGGTCAGTCCTCCTATGCCTGCGGGGTGTCGTCCACCTCGCCGTCGATCGTCCACTCGGACGACCACCGCACCATATCCGCGGTCGGCGCGGTCTGGACGAACGAGGAGAGGATCGCGGTGAACACCTCCTGTGGCTTGCCGGTGCCGGTGCCCTCGAGCTGCCGGGTGATGGACGCCGTCTTGCCCTTGAGTGGCTTGAGCACCGCGGCCGGGCCGGTGGCGGCCGTGTTGTCGTACACCCCGCTCATCGTGAACTTGTTGTCGAGGAGGCCACCGTCGTACCGGTGCGCGTCGTTGCCGTACGTCGTGGTGTCGTGGGTGTCCGCCGCTTCGGTGAGCTCGGACGCGTCGGTGTACTGGGTCAGGTCGTCCGTTCCGACCTTGATCACCGTGTTTTTGCCGTGTACGTGCGCCATATCAGGCACTCCCGCTTCCTGTGATGTCGAGGATGAACGTCGCGGTGAGGTAGTCGATCGAGTTCCACGCGATCACGTCGAATTCGATGGTCTCCACCCGCAGGGTGTAGAACGCGACGTACGGCGTTGTCTCGTCCTCGAGGATCTGTTTGAAGGACTGCGGTCCGTCGCCGGCCACGAATGGCGCGAGGTTCGTCCTGGCAGCTCGAGACGACACCTTGCCGACCGCGAGCACCACCGGCACGGTGTACCGGTCAGCGCCGCGGCCGTACGTCATGTCGAACGTGATCTGTGGGAGCGACACCACCGCGTGAGGTGGGTTGATCGCGTCCACCGGGCCGTCCGACACCCGGAGGTCCGCGATCGTCTTGAGCCGATCCGCAATCTCGGTCATCACGGCATCGAGATTCACGCCGCCCACCACCGGCGTACGTAGTCGGCCACCATGACCGCCACGTCGGGATCCACCTTCGCGAGGAGCCGCATCTCCGAGCCGGACTCCGGCGACCCGGCGACCCCGAACGGTGCATCGGAGCGCTTGAAGAATCGCGCGGTCTGGAGGAGTGTCGCGTCTTTGATGGTGTCCGGGACCGTGCTCCATCCGAACGCCGCCGTCACGCTCACCCCGCCGTACGAGATGGCCGGCCGGACCGTGCCACCGAACACGAGCTCGGTGTACGGGTCGCCCTCGCTCGCAGCGTTGAGCGGGGCCGGCCGATAGTCGGTGATGGTCGCCCCATTCGAGACGACCTCGAGGCCGGTGAGGTCTTGGAGGTCATCGATCGTCACGAACCACCCGCGGTCCGCGTCGTACGCCGCGGTGTAGTACCGCGCCGCGGCCGCCTCGAGCTTGCCGAACTGCCGATGAGTCGCGCGATCGATCGCACGGGAGGCCGCCGCCGCGTCGAGCCCCAACCGAACATCGTCCACGTTGTCGGACGCGGGGATCCGGAGATACGCCTTCGCCTCGTCCGTGGTGACGTAGCTGGGTTTCCACATGGTGCCGTCCTCCCGTGCTCTGGTCGATCAGACTGCCGCGGTGACGACCTGTCGGCGAACCGACTTGGACTGGGTGCCGATCGCGCCGGGGGTCTGCCGAACGATGACGCCGGTGTAACCCCAGATCCCGAGAACGATGCTCTCCGGGCCGGACACCTCCTCGAAGCGGAACCGCAGGAGGTTCGACTCGAACAGCACGGTGTCGCCGGCCTTCATCACGCCGTACGACTCCGGGTAGGCCGTGGTGCCGAACCCGTCCGATGCCACGATCGGGAGGCCGGCGAACCGACCGTCGATCGCGACCTCGCCCACGCCCATGATGTTCATCAGCCCGCCGGAGTCACCCGGCACGAGCGGGCGGCCGGTGGAGTCCTTCAGCTTGAGGTGTTCGCCGTACCGGCGGACGCTCATCCACATCAGGTCGGCCGGCCGCTTGCGCGCCTGCCGGACTGCGATCTGGAGGTCGATCGCCGCATCGTAGGCCGCGCCACCGTTGGACGCGTCGAACGCGGCCTCGTTGGCGAACGTGCCCACGGCCGCGCCCGCGGCGGTGACGATCGCGCCGGCGACCTTCAGCTCCACCTTGTCGTCGTACACCTCGATCAGGTCGCCGTAGATGAGCTGGTCCACCGCGGGGGTGGACATGTCGATCATCTGACGGCTCACGGTCTGCTTGCCCGCGGTCGGCTTGGGGGTGACTACGTGAACGTCGCTGTCCCACGCGTCGGCCCCGCCCACCGGGTCGTTCTCGTTCGCCTGTTCCGCGACCACGGCATCGGTGCCGGCGGTCTGCCGCGGGAGCGTGATCGGCCGCGGGTCGTCCCCGAGCGGGATGTTCCGGACCGCGTTCGCCACGCGCCGACCCTGCCGCGCGAGGGTCTCGAACTCCTCGGTGAGCCACTTCGGCGGGACGATACCGACACCCTCGCCGGGGGTGTCGAGCGCGCGGCTGTACTCCGCGAGCCGGGTGGTCGAAACCTCGTCGTGGTTGACCTTGGAGCGGTAGAGGTCGCTGAAGAACGAGTGCTTGCCGCCGTCCTTCTCCGACCGGTAGTGGCCGGGGTCGCGGTCCTTCGCGGACGTGCTCGAGGTGCCGCCGCCGAGCGAGCGCGAGCGGTCCTCGTTCGTCAGCAGATCGCCGGCGAGCTCCTCCATACGCCGGTTGCGCTGGTCGATCTTGGTGAGCTCCTCGATCTCCTCGAACAGCTTCTGAGCGTTCGTGTTCTGCTCGCGGACGAGGGTCGTCTCCTGCTCGCTCAGCGCCCGGCCCTTGGTGCCGTCGCCGTTGTCGTGCTCGCTCGCGCGGCTGTGGATGCCCTCGATGGACTTCCGAAGCGCCTCGTACTGGTCGCGCTTGGCCTTGAGGTAGGGGTTCACGGTTGTGTCCTCCGGTCGTGTGGATTCATCACGCCGGGGTGTCTGCCGTGCTACCTGACCGGGGTGCCCCGGCTCGAGAGGGAGCTCGAGCCGGGGGGTGTCGCCTCAGGAGTGCAGGGGTGCCGTACGCCTACGGCACCGATGGTAGATCAGGGCAACGGGAGCGGGCGGAGTCCCTCGATGATGCGGCGGGTCTCCTCGAGCGACCGCAGTGCGGCCGCGTGCGGGTCCTCGAGCTCGTCCTCGAGCTCCCATTCGGGGGTGTCCGGCAGCGCGAGCGACCGCACTCCGGTCATCACCGCGCCCTGCCGCCCGTACGCGCCGGCCATGACGACCGCGACCTC